GTGGTCATTATTCGCTGTCTCCTTTGTGATTAACGATGTATTCCTTGATTGCTTTCTTGATCTCTGCTCCGTAGGATTTGCCGAGTCCGTCTAGCCATGCGAAAATCTCCGCATCTGTGTTCTTGTTGATGTTGATTACCAAATTGCGTGTGTTTTCTTTTTTCCATTTCAGTTTTGCTTCACTATCACCCATCATTTTAAACTCCTTTCCCATAGATGATAACTAATTATAGCACGTAGTCATCAACTATGTCAACCATTATTTTATTTTGTCTTTACTCTCCACTCTTCACCATCATAAGTGAATGCAGAAAGCTGCTTCTGAATAGACTTTGCAAGAATGCCGATGTTCTCCGGGGTGATCACTCTTGATGTGTAGTTTCCTGTGTACTCTCTCCAACACTTTTCAATTGAGAAACTGTCTGTGTACAGAGGAATGCTTCTGCCATTATCCGGGTTCGTCCAGTAGTACGGAGTGAGTCCTTTACTCGCCAAGTCTCTGCATCCCCAGATATGGTTTTCTGCTTCATCATTTCCGTAGCAAGTAACATACGTGCTGCCTTTGTACTTGAATCTGTAAATGTTCATATCGTATTCTCCTTTGTATTAATCTAGTTGCTTTGGCAACCGTGAAAGCCACAGAAGAATGATTTCTCTGTAGCTTTGGCTATTGTCAAAACTTACCAATCACGCTTGAACTCCGGGATCTCCATCTGCTGAAGATGAAACAAAACTCCCTCAAAACTGCAATATCTTTCCAGAAGATTTTGGCTTTCATACAGATAACCATATTTGTTGTGCTTCCTAACAGTTTCATAAAGCCAGAACTTGTTCACATCATCGTGGTGCATGATCACTTTGAACGATCTGCCATACACACACAGCTTCATGCATTGAAATGTTTTTGCCATTATTATTCACTCCTTTCTTTTTTCGCCTGTTCAATAATGTACAGATTGCCAGTTTCCATGTTTATCCCTCTCAAACTGATCAAATCCATGCAATCACTCAATGTTTCATATCCACGTTTTACTGCTGTAACGTGACTCCACACATAATGTTTCCACATGTCTTTCTGCTTTTGTGGCATTGCAGAAGAATCAATAATTTTGTACTGATAATTTGCATACTCAGACAAAAATCTTGGGGTTTTGATTTCCATTGTCATGCTCCTTTATAAGTATTTTTTTTGTTTTAGAAACGCACTTGATATACAGAATAACCATTGTGGTTTTCACCAACGTATTTGATCATTCTGTATTCTTCCATGAGATACACATCTCCCCGGCAAGTCAGATTAACAAGCGCAGGATATGTAAGTTCATACGTTGGATTGCTGTCACCGCGAAACAGTTCAGAAAGAACTTTATCGTGTGCTTCTTTTGCTCTCATTCTGTCTTCCATTTGGTACACTCCTTTAAATAGATTTGGTTTCCCATGACGAGCAGAAAAGCTTCCGCTCGTTTCGGCATGTAACCATCATGCCATCATCAGATGGGTTTCTGAATTTCAATGCGAATCTGTGTGGTGGTATCTGATGTCTCCATCACTTCAATTCCTTTAACGATGTAGTTTTTTGCATCTCCGATTTTGCAAAGAATGAATTCTTTGTTTGGATGACCAGAAAAGCCCCAGAAATCATCATTATCCCAGATTTGCGGATTCCATGAATAAATGTCAATGCAATCTGCTTCAATACGGATGCTGTTCAAAAGCTGTTCAAGAGTAATCATTTTTTTATCTCCTCTCAAAAATTAAATTGATTTGTAAATCCAATTATCACACCATGTGCGAATGCGGAAAAGAATGCGGAAAATAGTTTTCTCATGTTTTCTCCTCTCATGTGCTAAAGAACATTGCAGAACTGTTGGGCTTCCATGTCTCCGGGCTTTTCTCCCATTGCAGAAAGCTGTTCCATCCATCCATTGTGTAGAATGTTTTTGCCCAGTCAGCACCAGTAGCAGAACAGTACTTTTCCACTCTTCTCTGCTCATCCTGTTTGGAATTTCGGTAAATATCGTCAAACATTGCAAACATGGTTTTGCTCCTCTCTTAAGTTTCAAAAATAATATTCATCATTCATGCAAAACTCTACTGCATTGCCAAAGGAATGAAACCAGTAATCTTTTGTAAAACTCTGCACTAGATAATCCTCTTTTGAAACGTACATTTTTTCGATAACGTGACCATTGCATTGCCAAAGATTTTCATCAATTTGTTTTACGTTTTTAAATTTGCCTTTGTTGATGTTTTCAAACATTGCAGAAAGCTGTTTTACTGTGATTGTCATTGTTTGATCATCCTCTCATTTTTAATTTCAGACTTTCGCCTGTGGACATTAGCGTTTTTTTGTTTTGCAGAAATGCCAATGTACAAAACTGCATGCACAATAGTGCAGAAATAACTTTTTTAATTATCTGGTTCAAGAATGCTCCATTTCCACGCATTGAAAGAGCAATTCAATTCTTCAATGCTCTCCGGGAATGGATATTCAGCAGAAACAAGCTTGATCAAGTTTTCATCCATGTTCTTTTCCAACAATTGATTAATTGCAGAAAGTTCAAGACAAATTCTGTTAATTGAACCAACAATAAATTTCTTGTTTTCTTCCATTGCAGAACACCACCATTAAAAATTATTTGTAATGCATGCAGAACAACAGAAAGTTGCAGAACATGCAGAACATGCAGAACAAGATTTTTCAAACGTGCAGAACGTGCAGAACAGCATATTTTTAGGCATTCGATCACCATGACCGACCGACCAGAGAGCGCACTTTAACACATTAAAGCACTAAAGTAAAAATCATTCTAAACTTTTCGCTTTTCTCCGGGCTTTGGTAAATATCAAAACGCACAAGCTTTTATTACTTGTGCGCTTTGGAAATATCAAAACCGGGTTTATTGTTCTTTAATGTAATAGTTAAAATTCCTGTTATCACAATTTATTATTAGCTTTTCTCCATTGAATTGCTTCCCAACAATTACGTTATCAACAATTCTAATATCGGAGATACAACAAAACGAAATATATTGTTCTTTCTCTTCAATTTCTGTATTTCCAACAATGTGCTTTCTATAAATATCAATGATCATTTTTTCCGCTTCCTTTCTCAAACCATGAAATAGACTATTGCAATCTCTTTTCCACAGTTGAAAAATTCTTTCCTGTTACTATTTCTAATAAACTCTTGCGCGGTATCCGGGAGATTGTAATATCTCCGATAAAAGCACGTTTTTCCGCTTTTATAATTTACTTGAAATTGTGTGTAATTTTCTTTCCATTCATTGTCCCAAAACATGATATTAGCAATTTTCTTGTGTTTGCTTTTTTCGTTTAGTTCTTTCATTTCATAATATTTCATGGTTTTGCGCTTCCTTTCTTATTTAGTATTTAAGTGTTTAAACACTTATTAAAACACACAACTTGTTTGTTGTGTGTTTGGTATAAATGTTTAAGCTTTTTTTGTGTCTCTCCTGTTTTTGTGATATTTTGCTTTTTTGCTTTCTGTTACGGAATGAATTTTTACAACAGTAATTGTTCCATTTGTTTTTGTGCAAGTTCCGCATTTTGCGCAATCATCACACTTGCATTCATTATCATGTTTAATTTCATCAATGTTTTCGGCACAATAATAAATATTTGAAAGCGGAAACTGTTTCTTTAATTTCATTGCAAGCGCAATTTGTTCAACTGTTGTTGTGTCATCTAAACTCCATGAAATGGCAAGCACATTATTTTCAAGACAATGATTAATAAGTGCTTTTTCTTCCGGGCTTAAATCATCAAAAAACTTGAATGATTTTGTATAAAAACAAGTTGTGAAATTATTGCTTTCTTTAAAGTGTTTGAAAATGTTAATCCACTTTCTCAAATACTCCATGCTATAAAAATCTCCGCTTTCATGCAAGCGGAGTATCATGTGATTCCCTTTATAGCGTTTGCTCTCAAGTTCTGTTTCAATTGTGTAAATCATCTTTTCTGAAAAATCATTGCGCAACGTATCATTGTATTGTCTTTTTCGCAATTCTTTCGTGCTTTTAAATACGTGACATCCTGTTTTTGCATAGCATGCAATAGCACATCCAATGGAAGCAAATGGACAACAAAACCCGGCTATTGTGCTGAATTGTGCATACTTGAAAAAGATGTTTAATTCCTCATTAAAATAATCTTTCATTTTGTCATTGCCATATGTTTGAAAAGTGTTTAAATAATTTTCATTGTTTCTTTTTTCTTTCATTGAAATGTTTTTGTTGTTTTTCATTGTTTTGCTTTCCTTTCTTTTTTATATTTGTTTATTTGTTTGTGCTGTCATTTAATTGCACAATAAAACGCAAGAGTTTTTATTCTCTTGCGCTTTCTTTCTACAATTAAATATATATTTTATTTTCGTTTATCCACTTTATTCTTTTAATCAAGTTTATCCATTCTATGCTGTACTCCATGTTTTGCGCTTTATAGTTTAAATAAAATGTATAGCGTTTCCATTCTTCTTTATTCCATGTTTCCATGCTGTTTTATTCCTTTCTATTAAAATATGAAATCAATAAATATCTCTTTATCTCCGCTAATGTATTGAATATCATTGCAATCGGAAAAGCGGATACATTCATATTTTTTTGTTGTTCTGTCATAATCTCCGCGAATAAATACTTGCGTTTCCTTTGGGTATTCAATTGCTTTTTTTGTGAACCATTCTCCGCTTTTTAACTGTTTAACTGTCATTGTTTCCATTCCTTTCTGTTCCTTTATTTTTGTGATCATGCTTTATTTATCGCATGTCAAAACATATTAATAATAAATACTGGTATGTTTTGAACTACAATAAATAATATTGCAGCTTTTGTTTTACTTGCGCTTTCATCCGCTTTTGTAAACGATTGCATTCGTTTTTCGCCTATCGTCTTGACAGCATGCTATCAATATTTCACGTTACTATTCGCACAAGCTTCACTATTTCCGGGAGTGGAGTAACCGCTAAATTGTCAAGGAACAATAAATAGTTGATAACTATCCTATGCTGATTATAGTTGATAACTATATTACTTGTCAAGAATTATTTATAGTTGATAACTATTTTAACCATGCTATTTTTTAATGGATAATGTTATGTATTAGAGATTGTAATGGGTAACCCCGGTCTACAATTGTAGACTCAAACAACGTACACACCCGGGTGAGTGTATGAGATTGATATATCATTGTACTACTACAATAATACGATCTGTCTTTGTTTTGCATGAAACAGCAACTTTTCCGGGCTGTTTTCCGGGCTTTTCCGGGCTGTTGCTACAAATATTTGTAGTTTACAACTGTAGCTTGTCATTATGTAAACCCACCGGAGGGGGAGGTTAAAGGTGTCTAACCGGGCGGGGTAACCCCTCTACATATTTCCGAGCATAAAAAAGACCCCTTGCACCGCACAAGGATGCAGGGGAGTGGTTATTATCTCTCGCACCCCGGTTAGGGAGCAACCAAAACCCATAAATCCCGCCAACTGAACAGTAGTGGAATACCCTACTGTACCGATTTAGGGGGGGCAAAATCAAGGATAAGTTCCCAAAACAACACCAAACACCCGAATCCCGCAACTTTTTTAAAACAATTTTTTCAAATCGGTACAATCGGTACAGTATTTTCCTATTATTTTTTTGAGCGTTTCTCTACAAACTATAGATACTACTTTTATTGTTCCTATTGTTCCGTTATAACTTTTTTAATATAAAATATAGGTAAAATAAAGAAAAATAGATAAAATAGATAACATTTTGATCGGTACAATAGCGGAACAGTAGCGGTACAGTAGTGTCAAATTTTGGTCTACTGTACCGATTTGTGGATAAACTGTGAACGGGAGCAAACAAAAAAATTTTTCCGAAAATCAAAAAACGTAATTGTTCACGTTGAAAACTGGGTGCGGTGCGGGATAATGGTTGCATAACATCTGGCGGCTAAATAGGGGGCGAGAGTTAAATGAAGAAGATGCCGACCCTGTTCATCCGGGAGTTTGCCCCGAATGGCGGGATCTTGCGAGTGACAGAAGAGGTTACACCCGGATGCGAATGGGTGCTGCATGGAGAGGGAGTGCCGACCGAAAAGGTAGACGGAAGCTGCTGCGCGATCATCAACGGGAGATTTTACAAACGGTATGATGCGAAGCGCGGGAAGAAGCCGCCGAAGGGAGCGATCCCATGCCAAGAAGCACCAGACCCGGTGACAGGGCATTTCCCGCATTGGCTGCTGGTTGATCCCACCAGCCCTGCGGATAAGTGGTTCTGGAGTGCGTTAATTAACACCCCGTGGGCTGAAACTGATGGAACTTATGAAGCTGTGGGGCTACACTTCAACGGGAATCCCTACAACATGGACGATGACTTCTTGGAGAAGCATGGACGGATCGTACTGTGGAATGTGCCGCGCGACTACTATGGTTTGCGCGCATACCTTAAGGTGAACGAGATCGAGGGCATCGTCTGGCACAGGGGAAACGGGGACATGTGCAAGCTGAAGCGGAGTGACTTCGGCTATCCTTGGAATGAGCGGGTGAAGAAGCATGGTGGCTGATAGCGTTAATGTATATGACAGGGAGCAGTTGTTCACCGATTGCACGATCCAGATTCTGAGCAACTCAATCACCGGGCAACAGAGCCTTGGGTGGAAGATCAACGAGGAACTCAGACCGGGGCGGTGGCACAGCATGGACGAAGAACCGCCTAGGGAGAACTGCTACATCGTACTCTGGAAACCTCTGGAGAAGAAGTATCAGAGCCGGGGCAAGCTGTTCTATGAGATGGTTTGGTATGACGAAGAGGGCGTATGGCATGTGGACGAGGATATCCCACAGGCTACCCCATTGGGCGGGTGCGAGATCCTGTTCTGGATGCCGCTCCCGGAGAAGCCAGAGGTTATGTGATGAGTTACGCCGACAGCCGCATGGAAGACAACGTGCAGATGTACACCATGCATCGCACAAAAGAGGACGGAACGGACGAGATCACGGGCTATGCCTATGGCGCGCCTTGGGTAGCGCAAGCCCTGCTGATGGATGATATTCGATTTGATACTCCAGAGGAAGCGAAAGAGTGGTGGGAGAGAAGATATGGCAACTGACTATATCAGCAGAGCCGACCTTTTGGAAAGGCTTGGCATTGACGATCTTGATTGCACAAAATGCAGTTGGGGAGATCGGCACGGATTTGTTTGCAAAAGAGGATGCGATTTTCAAGATGCATGTGAGGCAATAGAAGATGCTGAACCTGCCGATGTGGTAGAGCGGAAGCGTGGGAAGTGGGAACGCAAGCTTGTTCCCGTTTGTGACGATGGGATAATTATGATACCCGGAAATGTATGCTCTGAGTGCGGTGGCATAACAACCTACAATGTTAGCCTGTTCAAATACTGCCCACGTTGCGGAGCAAGGATGGTAACGGATGACGGTTGAGTATATCAAGCGGAACGATGCTATAGAATTAATCAAAGAGCAAATAGATGAGCATCCAGTTGAGGATATGGATATAGGGTGGAACGCTGGTCTGTCTTGCGCAATAGGGCAATTAGAATCCATGCCTGTTGCAGATGTGGTTAAGCGTATAAGAGGAAAATGGATAATGAAAGAGGTTATTACAGGAGAGTTTGGTAGGCTGATTGTTTGCCAATGCTCAAAATGTAAGAAGAATCAGACATTTCAGACAAAGTGTTGTTCTAACTGCGGAGCGGAAATGGAGTTTGATAAAGGATGGTACGAAAGATGTATGATGTACTCCACGAATCGCACAAAATCTGCAATTAGTGGAGAGAAAAGAACGAACGCCGACCGCATCCGGGCAATGACAGATGAAGAACTGGCGGATGAAATTCTAAGTTGGTTCAACTGGCTGAATGCTGTTGAGTGGGATGATAACCGCATACTTGAGTGGCTGAAACAGGAAAGTGGCGATTCACTTTCGTGCGGAATTTGCGATGATTCCAAACAAAAGGAAAGTGAGTGCGATTGATGTCGGTTTGCGTATCACTTTTAACTGGCATAATAATTGGCGCGTTCGGAATGCTGATGTTCCTAACGTTCACCGGGGATGTATAAGGGGGATAACTAATGGACGAGAAAGAACTGCGCGCAAAACTTATGGAAAAGGCGATGGATGAAATCCACGATGCCGTGTTTGAGTGGGGTACTGGTGAGGACGCTTACCGCGATGCCGTGAACTACATGCAGGGCGTTGTCACTATGGTGCGCGCCTTTGACGAGATTCTGAATGAGTAATGTTAGTCTCATTGAAAAACTAATAGCCCGCGATGACCCGGATGCGTTATATGACGCGTTTGATCTCTGCCGGGAACTGGAAACTAGGGATTGCGTCCGAGTAGAGGGCGTTGGCAAGAGAGACTACGGCACTACCATCTATGACGAGGACAACTTTAACGCAGCCCATGAACTGAACCGCAAGGTGAGACAGGGCGCGAACAGGATGATCCGGGATGGGGTACTGCCAGACAGGATGCTCGACCTATACTATAAGACGCACCTCTTCGATGCTCCGCACTTCTTCGATTCGTTCTGTATTTACATTGAAAAAGATCGCGCACCAGAGAAGCAGTTCTACATGCCCTGGAGAAAGCAACTGCTGCGGTGTGTTGAGGGCATCCAGAAACTGGAAGAGGGGAAGCTTCACACTCTGGCGATCTCCCTTGCACCCGGCGTTGGGAAGACCACCCTCGCCGAGTTTGGGTTAGCGTGGACTAGTGGGCGAAACCCATTCCTTGGTAACCTCGTTGGTTCGCACAACAACTCATTCCTTGAGGGCGTGTACGGAGAAATGCTGCGTATCTTTGACCCGCAGGGCGAGTACAAGTGGGGCGATGTGTTCCCCGGCATGGGCGTAATCAACACCAACGCGAAGAACCTCATGATCGGCATCGGCTATAACAAGTCAGATGACATGAGATTCAAAACGCTCCAGATGGGCGGCTCACTTGGAAGCCAACTCTCTGGTAGGGTAAGGGCATCTAACTGGCTTTATCTCGATGACCCTGTAGACGGGATTGAAACCGCCATGAGCAGGGAGCGGCTAGACAAGCTGTGGCAGACGGTGTACACAGATTTCTTTCAACGAGCCATAGGGAATAGAGTCAAGCGTTTGGTCATCGGCACACGGTGGTCATTGGCTGACCCCATAGGGCGGCTAGAGGAATACTACTCTGGAGATCCCGGCGCGATGTTCATCCGAGAACCCGTACTGGACGAGAATGACGAGAGCCGCTTTGATTACCCATATGGCTTGGGGTACACCACGGAAGCCCTGCACAAGCAGCGCGACATGATGGACGAACCGTCATGGCTTGCCCTGTATCAGCAGCAGCCGATTGAACGAGAGGGTCAATTGTATGCACCAGAGGAACTGCGGCGGTACTTCGATCTCCCGGAGAAAGACCCGGATGCCGTCCTTGCGATCTGCGACACCAAGGAGCAGGGAGCAGACTACTGCGTATGCCCCGTGTTCTATCAATATGGTAGTGATTTTTACTTGGACGCGATCATATGCGACAATGGCAAGGTGGAAGTGGTTCAAGAGCGGATAGCTAAACTGCTAGTAGATAAGAAAGTGAAGCAATGCCGCATTGAGTCAAACCGTGGCGGCACGATCTTCGCGCAGAATGTTGAGAAGCGCGTGAAAGAACTTGGCGGCATGACTAGCATCCAGACCCGGTGGACGCAGACTAACAAGGAAACCCGCATCCAGACCAACTCAGCATTGGTTAAGGAACACGTTCTGTTTAAGGACGAAAGCCTGTATGCAAAAGACCGGGAATACCGGGATGCCATGACCCAGCTTACTACGTACTCCATGATGGGCAAGAACAAAAACGATGATGTACCAGATGCACTCGCAATGTTTGTCGATTGGCAAATGACAGATAGAGCCAACATCGCAACAATTATCAAGCGTAGGTTCTGATTTTCGCACAAAACGCTATAAATTGTGGTATATTTCACGTTGATTGCACAATATATTGGGCATATAATGTAGGATGAAGATGGGGGGGCATGGTGGGTCTTTCTTCCTTTCGCCCACGAATGCCGAAACTCCGTACCCGTTCGGAGCAGAATAAACGGGAGATGGCAGAGAGAAGAAGTCTTCAATCTTGGCTCATAACCAAGACTCCGTAGGGGCAGTACCTACCTCTGCAACCATTTAGGGGATTAGCGTAATAGTAGCGCATCTGGCTTTGAACCAGAATGAGGTGGTGCAATCCCATCATCCTCTGCCAGACAGACTTGCGGATTTTGAAAAACGCGAGAGGGATGAGTCAGACGCATAGCAGCGGGTGGGGCAGCGTCTGAACGGTTAGTGAATGAAGCCTATTAAAATCGATCTGTCGAAAGATTTGACGGAAGTCGAGATCATCCCGGTGGCTGATTACCATTGGGCTGACCCCAACTCTGACCATGCGCGAATCCTTGATGACATCAAGTACATTACAGATCATGACAACGTGTACTGCGTACTCAATGGCGATCTTATGGATTGCGCAATCGCGTCAAGCATTGGCGATACATATAGCAGCACCCTAAGTCCAATGGATGAACTCCGGGTGTGCGTTGAACTGTTCAAGCCCATCGCGCACAAGATACTCTGCGTTGTACCGGGCAACCATGAGATGCGGCACTACCGCACCAATGGTGTGGACATGACCAT